ATGGCCGGAACGGGGGAGGGCGCGCGGTGGACGCTGGCGCGGCGACGGCAATTCCTGGCGGCGCTGGCGGTCAGCGCCGATGCGGGGGCGGCGGCACGGGCGGTGGGAGAGACGCTGCGGGCTGCACGGGCCCTGCGAGCGCGCGACCGGGCCTTTGCCGAGGCCTGGGACGACGCGATCGGCGCGGCGCACGCTCTGGTCGAGGAGGGGCTGCTGCGCCGGATGCTGACCCTGTTGGCGGCCGAGGATGGGGTGGAGGGCGGAGAGGCCGGTGCGGGGACCACCGGCCTCTCCATCACCCCGCCGCTCGCACCCACCGAGGTGCAATTCTATCTGAAGCTGCTCGCGCGGCGCGATGCGCTGGCCAAGGCCGGTGACGGGGCGAGCGAGGCGGCGCGGGCCGACGCGGCCGAGACCGATGCGGCGCTGGAACGCGCGCTCGATGGACTGGCGCGGCGGCGGTTGAAGGGGATGGCGTGATGGCGAGCGAGGATGCGGCGACGCGGCTCGCCACGCTGGCGATGCTGGAGCCGGGTGCGCGCGAACAGGCGCTGGCCGCGCTGACCCCGGCACAGAAGCGCGAACTGGTCGAGCGATGGGAATTATGGGCGCACGCGGGACAGGTCGCGCCGCCGGGCGACTGGCGGGTCTGGCTGATCCGCGCCGGGCGCGGCTTCGGCAAGACGCGCGCCGGGGCGGAGTGGGTGAGTGCGCTCGCCCGCGAGCAACCGGGCGCACGGATCGCCTTGATGGGGGCGACGCTGCGCGACGTCGAACGGGTGATGGTGCGCGGCGAAAGCGGGCTGCTGGCGGTGGCGCGTAAGGGCGAGACGCCGAAATGGATCGGCAGCCTGGGTCAGGTGCATTTCCCCTCCGGTGCGATCGGCTTCGCCTATTCGGCCGCCGCGCCCGAGGCGTTGCGCGGGCCGCAGCATCATGCCGCCTGGTGCGACGAACTGGGCAAGTGGAAGGGGGAGGCCGGATGGGACAATCTGATGATGACGCTCCGGCTGGGCGAGACCCCGCGCGTGCTGGTCACGACCACGCCGCGCGCGACGCCCCTGATGCGCAAGGTCATGGCGCTGCCCGATTGTGTCGAGACGATCGGGCGGACCAGCGACAATGCGCATCTGCCCGACAGTTTTCAGGACGCGATGCTGGCGCAATATGGTGACACGCGGCTCGGGCGACAGGAACTGGACGGCGAGATGGTCGACGACCGCGAGGGGGCCTTGTGGACCCGCGCGCTGCTCGACCGGCAGCGGGCCAAGACGGTGCCGTCGCTCGATCGGGTCGTGGTCGGTGTCGATCCGCCCGCGACCAGCAGCGGCGATGCCTGCGGGATCGTGGCGGTCGGGCTGGGGCGCGACGGGCATGGCTATGTGCTGGAGGATGCGAGCGAGGCGGGACTGTCGCCGGAGGGCTGGGCGGCGCGGGTGGCGGGTTGTGCCCGGCGCAACCGGGCCGACCGGGTGGTGGCCGAGCGCAACCAGGGCGGCGACATGGTGGAAAGCGTGCTGCGGCTCGCCGATCCGACCCTGCCGGTGCATCTGGTCTATGCCTCGATCGGGAAAGCCGCGCGGGCGGAGCCGGTGTCGTTTCTCTATGCGCAGGGGCGGGTGTGGCATTCGCGAGGCTTCCCCGCGCTGGAGGACGAGCTGTGCGGATTGGGGGTGGCGGGGGCCTATGACGGGCCGGGCCGGTCGCCCGACCGCGCCGATGCGCTGGTCTGGGCGCTGACCGAGCTGATGCTTTCGGGGCGAGGGGCCCCCGGCATACGGAATTTGTGAGGACGCTTTTTCCTCCCCTGCAAGGGGAGGTGGCAGGCCGCAGGCCTGACGGAGGGGTGTCCCGGTCGGAGAGGTAAGGCCGTCCTCGCGGGCGGCGACACCCCTCCACCATCCTACGGATGGTCCCCCTCCCCTTGCAGGGGAGGAATGTTTTTCGAGGAGTTCGATCATGAGGATGTTCGGTCGCAAGACCGGGCGGGGGGCCGCGCGTCCCTTGCTCGGGCTGGGTTTGGCGCGGTCGGGGGTGCCGTTGACCGGTGCTGCGCCGTCCTATGAGAGCCAGGTGCGCGAGGGATATTTGCGCAATCCGGTAGCGCAGCGTGCGGTGCGCATGGTGGCGGGCGGGCTGGCGGATGCGCCGCTCAGCGCCTCGCATCCCGAACTGGTCGCGCTGGTCGCGGCGCGCAGCGAGGGGCAGGCGCTGCTGGAGACGGTGGCGACGCACATGCTGCTGCACGGCAATGCCTATGTGCAGATCCTGCGCGATGCCGAGGGGGAGGTGGCCGAGCTGTTCGCGCTGCGCCCCGAGCGGGTGACGATGGAGTTGGACGCGAGCGGCTGGCCCGCCGCCTATCTCTACCGCGCGGGCGGTCGCGTGACGACCTTGCCGGTCGATCCGGTGAAGCCGTCGGTGGTGCATCTGAAAAGCTGCCACCCGCTCGACGATCATTACGGTCTGGGCTGTCTGGGCGCGGCGGCGGGGGCGATCGCGATTCACAATGCGGCGGCCGCCTGGAATCGGGCGCTGCTCGACAATGCGGCGCGGCCATCGGGCGCTCTGGTCTATGATCCGGGTGACGGCTCGACGCTGACGCCCGACCAGTTCGAGCGGTTGCGCGCCGAGATGGAGGGCTTTGCGGGTAGCGGCAATGCGGGGCGTCCGCTGCTGCTGGAGGGCGGCCTGAAGTGGCAGGCGATGAGTCTGACCCCCGCCGAACTCGACTTCATCGCGGCCAAGTCGTCGGCGGCGCGTGAGATCGCGCTGGCGTTCGGGGTGCCGCCGATGCTGCTCGGCCTGCCCGGCGACAACACCTATGCCAATTATCGCGAGGCGAACCGTGCCTTGTGGCGACAGGCGATCCTGCCGCTGGCGGGTGGAATCCTGAGCGGCCTGGCGCAGGGACTGGCGGGCTGGTTCGAGGGGGCGAGCCTGTCGGTCGACGTGAACCGCGTCACCGCGCTGGCGGAGGAACGCCAGATGCTGTGGCAGATGGCAGCGGGTGCCGATTTCCTCGATCCGGCGGAGAAGCGCCAGATGGTCGGCCTGTCATGAGCGGCGACGTTCTGGCGCGGCTGCTGGCGCAGGCGGCGGATAGCGGCGCGGACCTCGTCACCCTGCGTGCGGTGGCGGAGGAGGCGGGCGAATTGGGCGCGACACGGGCGCTGACCCGGCTGGGCCTCGCCGATGCCGACGCCGCAGGGGATGTCGCCGAACTGCGCGAGCTGCTGACCGCGTGGCGGGAGGCCAAGTCGTCGGTGTGGAAGAGCGCGGTCGGCTGGCTGACGCGGCTGCTCGGCGCGCTGCTGCTGGCGGGGATCGCGATGCGGCTGGGGATGGAGGACTGGCTGAAATGAGTCTCTCCTTCACCGGCTATGCCGCGATCTGGGACCGGATGGACCGGGCGGGCGACGTCATGCGGCGCGGGGCCTTTGCGGGCGCGGGCGAGGTGCCGTTGCTCTGGCAGCATCGCGGGACACCGATGGGCCGCATCACCGCGCTGGCCGAGGACGAGACCGGCCTGTCGGTTGCAGGGACGGTCGAAGACCCGGCGCTGGCCGCGCTGGTGCGGTCGGGGGCGGTGGCGGGGCTGTCGGTCGGATACCGGCCGCGCGTCGTCCATCAGGGCGGCACCCGCGCCATCCTGTCGGCCGAGCTCATCGAGATCAGCCTGGTGACGGTGCCGATGCAACCGCTCGCCCGCGTGATTCAGACTTCAACCAAGGGGGATTGATATGGACGTGATCGAACGACCCGTGCTGGACGGTGCACGGGCCAAGAGCGGTGCTTTCGACGGCTATGTGCGCAGCGGCGCCACCGTCGAGCTGAAGGCTTTTACCGGGACCACCGGCGACAGCGGCGGTTTCGCCGTGCCGCGCGAGATCGATGCGGCGATCGCCTCGGTCCTGAAGAGCGTCTCGCCGATCCGCGCCATCGCGAACGTGGTGACGGTGGGCTCGGCGGGGTATCGCAAGCTGGTGACGACGGGCGGCACGCCTTCGGGCTGGGCCAGCGAAACGGCGGCGCGGCCGGAAACCGCGACGCCCAGCTTCGTCGAACTCGCGCCGCCGATGGGCGAGCTTTATGCCAATCCTTCGGCCAGCCAGGCGATGCTGGACGATGCCGCGTTCGACGTGGAGGGCTGGCTTGCGGGCGAGATCGCGACCGAGTTCGCGCGAGCCGAGGGGCAGGCCTTCGTCAACGGCTCGGGCGTCAACCGGCCCAAGGGTTTCCTGACCAACGCCATCTCGACCGCCAAGGACGGCGCTCGCCCGTTCGGCACGCTGCAATATCTGGCGAGCGGCGCGAATGGCGGCTTCCCCAATGGCGGCGAGGAGCGGCTGGTCGATCTGGTCCAGAGCCTGCGCGCGCCGTACCGGCAGGGGGCGTGTTTCGTGATGAACGCGGCGACCTCGGCGCGCATCCGCAAGATGAAGACGACCGACGGCCAGTTCCTCTGGGCGCCGGGCCTGGCGGCGGGGCAGCCCGCGACCCTGCTCGGCTATCCGGTGATCGAGGCGGAGGACATGCCCGATATCGCGCAGGACAATTGCGCCATCGCCTTCGGCAATTTCCAGGCGGGTTACCTGATCGCCGAGCGGGCCGAGACCGCGATCCTGCGCGATCCGTACAGCAACAAGCCGTTCGTGACCTTCTACGCCACGCGCCGGGTCGGCGGCTGCGTCAGCGACTCGGAGGCGATCAAGCTGATGAAGTTCTCGGTGAACTGATCCCTCCGAAAAATCGGGGCAGCCGGCAGGGGGCTGCCCCGTAGTTCAGGGAGGATACCGAACCCGGCCGGGGGGCGCAGGGTCGGCATGGCCGATGCCCAGGGGGAGGCGGGCAGCGGCTGAACCACCCTCTGCTCTCCAAGTGTGACGCCCGTGTGTCGAGCCTGTCGCAACTTGTATCGATGAAGGAGTTTACATGATGAGCGGGACGATGGAGCCCCTGCCGCCTTCGACCGTGACGGCGGCGGCGGGCGCGGTGCGCGCGCTGCTGCGGCTGGACGAGGGTAACGAGGCGGCGCTGGTCGAGCGGGTGGCGGGCGTGGCGCTGGGGCTGGCCGAATCCTTCTGTGGGCAGGTGCTAATCCAGCGAGCCGTCGAGGAGCGAGTCGCGGGCGCGGTCGATTGGCAGGCGCTGTCGGCCGTTCCGGTGGTGGCGATCCTGTCGGGGGCTGCGGGCGAGATCGATCGCGACGGGCGCGGCTGGGTACGGACGGGCGAGCCGGTTGCGGTGCGCTATCGCGCGGGGCTGGCCGAAAGCTGGGCGGGATTGCCGGCGGAGATCGCGCATGGCGTGGCGATCATGGGCGCGCACCTGTTCGACAATCGCGATGCCGCCGCCGTGCCGCCCGCCGCTGTCGCGGCCTTGTGGCGGCCGTGGCGGCGGATGCGACTCGACCGCCCGAGGCGCGCATGACCGCGCGCGAGGTGTTGCGCAGCGGCCTGCTGGCGGCGCTGCGCACGGTGTTGCAGCCGCTGGCGGTGACGCTGTTCGATGCCGTGCCGGTGCGGGCGGGCGTGCCCCAGGCGGTGCTGGGCGAGCCGAGCGAGGGCGATTGGGGGGCGGCGGGGATCGAGGGGCGCGAACTGCGCGTGGCCCTGACGCTGACCGATGAGGGCGAACGACCGCTTCGCCTGCGCACCGCGATGCAGGCGGTCGAGGCGATCGCGCTGCCGGACATGTTGGCGGACGGATGGCGGGTCGCGGGGCTCAGCGTGACGGCGACCCGCATGGCGAAGAGCGGCGCGCGCTGGACGGCAAGCGTCGAGTGGCGCGCCCGGCTGTGGCGCGTGGGACAATAGGGGGACAGGACATGGCAATCGAAAAGGGCAGCGCCTTTCTGTTGAAGATCGGCGACGGGGCGGAGCCGCCCGCCTTCGCGACGATGGCGGGGCTGCGCACGACGCAGCTGTCGATCAATGGCGAGACGGTGGTGGTGACGTCGAAGGACTCGGGCGGCTGGCGCGAGCTGCTGTCGGGGGCGGGCGTGCGGCATGTCAGCGTGGGCGGAGCGGGCGTCTTTACCGGATCGGCGGCGGAGGCGCGGATGCGCGGCCACGCGCTGGCGGGCACGATCGAGACCTATCGATTGAGCTTCGAGAGCGGCGAATCGATGACCGGGCGGTTCTTGGTCACGCGGCTCGACTATTCGGGCGATTTTGGTGGCGAGCGGACCTACACGCTGGCGCTGGAAAGCTCCGGCGCGGTGGTGGCGGCATGAGCGCGAATCCGATGCGCGGCGAGACGAGCGTCCGGGTCGGCGGCGCGGAGCTGGTCGTGCGGCCGAGCTTCCAGGCGCTGGTTGCCGCGGAGGGCGAGCTGGGCCCGTTGTTCGAACTGGTCGAGCGCGCGGGCGAGGGCAAACTCTCGCTGGGTGAGGCGGCGGCGCTGATCTGGCATTGCCTGCGCGAGGTGCCCGAGGGGTTGAGCCGCGAGCAGCTGGGAGAGGCGCTGGTCGAACTCGGGCTGGCGGCGCTCGCGCCCGTGCTGCGGCAATTGCTGCGCCAGATACTGGGCGGCCGATGAGCTTTGCCGAGGAGGCGGGGCGGCTGGCGGGAATGGCGGGCGCGGTGCTGGGCTGGTCGCCCGACCGCTTCTGGCGTGCCACCCCCGCCGAACTTCACGGCGTGGTGACGGCGATGGCGGGGCAGGTGGACGAGGCACCGCCGACGTCCGCCACGCTGGCCCGTTTGCGGGAGATGTATCCGGATGGATGAGCAGGACATCACGCCTCGTATCGATATGCGGGGCTTCACCGCCGATATGGCGGCGATGCGGGCCGAGCTGTCGCATGGCCTCGGCGACGCGGCGGAACTGGGCGCGCGCACGGTCGAGGGCGCGCTGCTGCGCGCCGCGCGGACGGGCAAGTTCGGCTTCGAGGAGTTGAAGGCCACCGCGCTGTCGGTCCTCGACCAGATCGCCCGGGCGGCGCTGCGGCAGGGCATGGGAGCGATCGGCAATGGCGGCCTGGCGGGGCTGCTGGGCGGGCTGGTCTCCGGCCTGCCCGGCCGGGCGACGGGCGGGCCGGTATCGCCCGACCGACCCTATCTGGTCGGCGAGCGCGGGCCGGAGGTCTTTGTGCCGACCAGCAGCGGGCGGGTGGAGACGCTGGCGGCCGCGGGCGGCGCACGGGACGTCCGCGTGGCGATCACGATCAACGCCGGGGCAGGCGAGGCGGGCGGCGTGCTGCAACGCTCCAGCCGTCAGGTGGCGCGTGCGGTGCGGGCGGCGCTGGTGGAGGACTGAGACCCCGTTCCTCCCCTGCGAGGGGAGGTGGCAGGCCGCAGGCCTGACGGAGGGGTGTCCCGGCTGGAGAAGCGGGTGACATTCGCGATCGGGGACACCCCTCCACCATGCTTCGCATGGTCCCCCTCCCCTTGCAGCGGAGGAAAGTAAGGAGAAATTCCATGCCATGGTGTCTGCACGACCAGCGTCGTGACCAGCGCAGCGACACACTGACGCGTTTCGATCCGCGCTACTGGACGGTCGATTTCCCGCGCCCGATGATGGCGGCGGCGGTGGCGAGCGCGCCGGATGGCCTGCGCGTCGATACCGTCTTTTACCGCGCCGACGATCTGGCGGGACTGATCTGGGAATCGGCGGACCGGCATGACCATCCGCTGCTGTGCTACGCCACGGTGCGCGATTATCGTGATTGCCGGTTGCGGTTCCGGTGGCGCTCGGGCGGGATCAAGCCGCTCGACGCGCGGCATGGGCCGACGCTGACCATCGAGGGGCGGGACGAGACCGGCAAGGCCCGCGCCTGGTATGTCCGGCTGTGGAACTACGCGACCGGCACCTCCGAGGATGCCGAGGTCGTGCTCGATTTCGCGGCACTGGCGGGCGGCTTCCGGTTTCCCGAGAATCGTGACCCCGTGTGGGCGGGCGATGTCGATCGTATGTTCGTCTCGCTGGTCGCGCCCGATTACGATGCGGGCGCGCGCTTTCTCGACCAGCCGCAGGAGGGCTGGGTCGAAATGACCGGGATCGCCTGTGACGGGCCGGGGGCGGTGATCGATATCGGCGCGGCGGTGCTGCCCGAACAGGGTTTCGGCATCGCGAGCGGCTATGACGACAGCTATCACCTGACGCCGCAGCGTTTGCTGCGCAACATGCTGCACCTCGGCTATCGCGGCGATATCGTCCATTATGTCGGGATGAGCCATTATTTTCGGCTCGAGCGTAGTGGCGATGGGCTGTACGCCAGCCTGACCGGCGGGGCGCTGAACGTCGCGAGCGCGGCATGGCATCGCGGCTTTGCGCGGGAAGCCAGGGCGCTGGGCTATGGCCTGATCTGGTCGCTGTCCTATGAGCTGTTCGACGCGCATTGCTGGGGCGACTGGAAGCAGCGTGCCGCCGACGGCGCGCCCGCGCTGACCGGGTGGGCGCCGCCCTCGACCCTGCTCAGCCCGGCGCATTCCGGGGCGATGGCCTATCTGCAGGCGGTGGCGCGGGCCTTTTTGGCGATGGGCACGGTGGCGGGCCTGGCGCCGAAGTTCCAGGTCGGCGAGCCCTGGTGGTGGGTGCGGCCTTCGGACGGTGCGCCGTGCTTGTACGATGCGGCGGCGGTGGCGGCCTTCGCGCCCGTGCCGATGGCGAGCATGAGCGGTGCGAAGAGCCAGGCTCAGCGCGACACGCTCGACCGGGCGGGGGCGTGCCTGGCGGCGTCGACGGCGGCGCTCTGTGCGGCGGCGAAGGCGGCGGCACCCGGCTGCATCACGCATCTGCTCACCTATCTGCCGACCGTGCTCGACCGCCAGGCGCCGGAGGCCCAGCGCGCCAACATGCCGGTCGGCTGGGCCAGCCCGGCCTTCGATGTGTTGCAGCTAGAGGATTATGACTGGGTGACGGCGGGCGACACCGCCGCGACCCGCCAGGGCGTGGCGCTGGCCGAGGCGCGGCTCGGCTATCCGCCGGCGCGCCAGCATTATTTGTCGGGCTTCGTGCTGCGCGCCGACCAGCGACAGCAATGGGGATGGATCGCCGACGCGGCACAGGTCGCGCGCGAGCGGGGTGTGGCCGCGACCTATTTGTGGGCGATCCCGCAGGTGATGCGCGACGGCTTCGTCTGTTGGGAAGGGGACGGTGATATGCAGGCTTTCGACGATGTGCTCTTCCCGCTGGCGCTGGGACGCGAAGCGGAGGTGACGCCGGGTTTCTCCACCGCGATCCTGACCAGTGCGGGCGGGCGAGAGGCGCGCAATGCCGCCTGGGCCGAGGCGCGGACGACCTATGATGTCGGTCCCGGCATCCGCTCGGCGGAGGATATCGCGGCGCTGCTGGGCTTCTTCCGCGCGCGGATGGGCCCGGCGCGCGGGTTCCGGCTGCGCGATCCGTTCGATAGCGTGGGGACAGACGAAGCGCTGGGCATGGGCGACGGCACCACGCGCCGGTTCGCGCTGATCCGCCATTATGGCGACCAGACGCGGCGGATCACCCGCCCCGTCGCCGGCAGCGTGTCGGTGAAGGTCGCGGGCCAAGGCGTCGCCGGGTTCGGGATGGAGCCGGGCGGCTGGCTGCTGCTCGACACCGCGCCCGCCGCCGGAGCGGTCGTCTCCGCCAGCTTCACCTTCGACGTGCCCGTCCGTTTCGCCGAGGACCGGCTGAGCGCCACGCTGGCGGGGTTTCAGGCGGGGGCGGCCCCCTCGGTCCCCCTGGTCGAGGTCCGCGAGGCATGATCGCGGATACGCTGACAAGCTGGGTGCTGTGCTGGCGGATCGAGCGGCGCGACGGGGTGACGATCGGGTTGACGGGCCACGATCATGATCTGTGGCTCGATGGCCTGCGCTACCGCGCCGCGCCCGGCCTGACGCCGAGTGCGATCCTGCGCGGCGACGGGCTCGACCCCGATCTGATGGAAGCATCGGGCGCGCTGACCAGCGCGGCGATCGGCGAGCGCGATCTGGTCAGCGGCCGCTGGGACGGGGCGGCCGTCGCGGCGATCGCGGTCGACTGGAGCGCCGAGAATACGCCCGTGCCGCTGGGCCAGGGCGCAATCGGCGCGGTGCAGCTGGGCGAGGGGGGCTTCACCGCCGAATTGGGCGGGGTGGCTGCGCTGCTCGACCGACCGGTGGCGGAGGAGACCTCGCCCGATTGCCGCGCGTCGCTGGGCGACCGGCGGTGCCGGGTGGCGATGGCGGGGCGGCGGCGTTTCGTGCGGGTGGCCGCCTGGGATGGCGAGGCGATGCTGACCCTCGACACGGCCGAGCCGGTCGCCAATGCGTACGGCCAGGGGCGGCTGATCTGGTTCGGTGGCGCCAATGCGGGGCTGGAGGCGAGGGTGGCGCGGTCGGAGGGGAACCGCTTGTGGCTGTCCGCCACGCCGGCCTTCGCGGTCGAGGGGCGGCCGCTGGTCGAGCTGGTCGAGGGTTGCGACAAGCGTCTGGAAACCTGCCTGTCGCGCTTCGCCAACACCGTCAATTTTCGCGGCGAGCCGTTCCTGCCCGGCATCGACCTGCTCACCCGCTATCCCGGCGCATGAACCGGGTCGAGGCGGCGGCGCGGGCGCTGCTGGACACGCGATTCCGGCTGCATGGCCGGGACGCGGCGCACGGGCTCGATTGTGTGGGTCTGGTCGCCGCGGCGACCGGGCGGCAGGCACCGACCGGCTATGGCTGGCGCAGTGGTGATGCGGCATGGGTGACGGCGTTGCTCGACGCGCAATTCGTGCGGGGAGCGGACACGCCCGGCGCGGTGCTGCTGATGCGGGCGGGGCCGGGGCAGCTGCATCTGGCGATCCGGGTAAGCGACGGAATCATCCATGCCGATGCAGGGCTTCGCCGCGTCGCGTGGCGGCCGGGCGTGCCACCCTGGCCGGTGCTCGGATATTGGAAGGGGGAGGGGTAATGGCGACCTTGGTCTTGGGCACGGTGGGCCGTGCGCTGCTGGGGCCGGTGGGCGGCGCGATCGGCGCGTTGATCGGCAACCGGGTGGATCATGCGGTGCTGGGCTCGCCGCGTCGACAAGGCCCACGCCTGGCCGAACTGTCGGTGCAGACATCGACCTATGGCACGCAGATGCCCGCCATCTTCGGCACGATGCGGGTCGCCGGGCCGGTCATCTGGGCGACCGACCTGATCGAGGCACGGGGCACGAGCGGCGGTGGCAAGGGGCGGCCGGGCACCGAAAGCTACAGCTATTCGGCGAATTTCGCGGTGGCCCTGTCGGGGCGCATGATCCGGCGGGTGGGCCGTATCTGGGCCGATGGCCGGTTGCTGCGGGGGGCGGCGGGCGACTTCAAGGTCGCAACCGGCTTTCGCCTTTACACCGGCAGCGAGGACCAGCCCGTCGATCCGCTGATCGCCTCGGTCGAGGGGGCGCGCGCCTCGGCCTTTCGGGGCCTCGCCTATGCGGTGTTCGAGGGGCTGGCGCTGGCCGAGTTCGGCAACCGCATTCCCCAACTGACCTTCGAGGTGGAGGCGGATGCCGCGCCGGTGACCTGCGGCATGATCGCGGGGGCTCTGTCGGCGCTGGTGAAGCCGGGGGATACGGGGCTGTCCGTGGCGGGTTTCGCCGCGAGCGGTGGCAGCGTGCGCGCGGTGCTAGCGATGCTGGCCGATATGAGCGGCGGACAATGGGTGGCGGATGGCGCGGGTGTCCGGCTGGTGGCGGGAGAGGGGCTGCCGTCGCGGACGATCCGCGACGACGCCATGGGCGCGCGGGGGCCGGGACAGCGCGGTCGGCGCAGCATCGCGGCCGAGGCGGCGGTGCCCGCCAGCGTGACGGTGGCGCATTACGACCCGGCGCGCGATTACCAGATCGGGATGCAGCGCGCGCGGCGCTCCGGCGGGGTACGCGACGAGCGGCTGGACCTCGCCGCCGCCCTGGACGCCGGGACCGCGCGTACCCTGGCAGAGACCCGGCTCGCCCGCCGCGCGACCGAGCGGGTTCGCCGTACGGTGACGCTGGGGCCGGAGGCGCTGACCATCACTCCGGGCACGATCCTGGGCATCGAGGGCGAGGCCGGGCGCTGGCGCGTGGTCGAGGCGACGTGGGAAGCGATGGCGGTGCGGCTGGCCTGTGTGCCGGTGGGGCAGGCGGGGGCGATGCTGCCTGCCTCGCCCGGCCGGATCGCACCCGCGCCGGACCGGGCGATCGGCGTGACCCGACTGATCGCGTTCGAGGCGCCGCCGCTGACCGACGATCCGCTATCCAGCCCGCGCCTGTCGGTCGTGGCGGCGGGCGGCCCCGGCTGGCGACAGGCAAACCTGGCCTATAGCCTGGACGACGGGGCCAGCTGGATCGCGCTCGGCGCCACCGCGCTGCCCGGTGTGATCGGCGAAGTGGTCGCGGTGACCCCCGGTGGGGCCGCATGGCTGATCGACCGGCGGGGGGCCTTTGTCGTGCGGGTGGCCGAGGATCTGGCCGATGCCGATCCGGCGGCGATCGAGGCGGGGGCCAATCTGGCCTGGATCGATGGCGAGCTGATCCAGTTCGCCCGGGCCGAGCCGCTGAGTGACGGCCATTGGCGGCTGAGCGATTTGCGGCGTGGTTCGCGCGGGACCGAGGCGCGGATCGGGCAGGCGGGGCCGGGCGCGCGCTTCGTCCTGCTGGAGCCCGGATCGGTCCGCACGATCGATGTGCCGGTCACGATGCTCGGCGGCCGGGTGCACGTTCTGGCGCATGGCGTCGGCGACACCAGTGCCGGCGTTCAGACCATGGCCGAGGTTACCGGCGCCTCGATCCTGCCCCCCGCCGCGGTCGGCTGGCGGTGCACACGGGGAGCGGACGGGCAGGTCACCATCGGCTGGACGCGGCGGAGCCGGATCGGCTGGCGCTGGCTCGACCGGGTGGACGCGCCGCTGGGTGAGGAGGCGGAGCGCTATCGCATCGCCATCGGCGACCGGGTCGAGGAAGTGGCCGCGCCCGGCTGGCGCGGCGCGGTGGCCGACGGCACGCGCGTGACAATCTGGCAACTGGGCACCTGGGGCGCATCGCTGCCGCTGGTCGGTTTCGTGGGGGAGGGATGACATGGTGACGGAGACACCGCGCTGGATGCTGCCGCTGCTGGAAGCGGGGCAGGCGCAAAAGGAAATCACGCATAACGAGGCGCTCAGCCTGCTCGATCTGGTCGTGCAACCCTGTGTCGAGGCGGTCGCGCTCAACGCTCCGCCGGGCGCGCCGCTGCCGGGCCAGGCCTGGATCATCGGACCGCAACCGACCGGGGCCTGGGCCGGACATGCCGCCGCACTGGCGGGCTGGACCGAAGGCGGCTGGCGATTCCTGGCGCCGCGCGAAGGTCTGTCGGTCTGGAGTCGGGCGGAGCAATGCCGATCCGAATGGGATGGAAATGCGTGGCGGATCGGGCGTGTCCTGGCGCGCGAGGTGATTGTGGAGGGAAAAAAAGTTATCGGGTCGCAACGATCCGCAATCGCCATTCCAAGCGGTGGTCAAGTCATTGATATTGAAGCACGTAATGCGCTGGCCTCGGTGATTGCGGCGCTCGGTGCGCACGGTTTGATCGCCTCGGGGTGA